CGCCAATGTGCATTGGCTTAGGCCAAACTCCAAAATCAAACCAACCATAGCCTAATGATTCATTATTGATGATTGGTTGGAACTCATCTTCAACAATACAGATGAACGTGTAGTAACGAAAGTTCTTGTCTCTAGATTCGTATATATCGAATGGATAGATTTTACTAATTTCTGGAAACATACCCATTTCTTCTGTACACTCTCTTACGAAAGTATCGCTGGGAGTCTCACCATCCTTAGCCATGCCACCAAACAGTGACCATTCACTTCGGTGTGTTGATTTATATGAAGCTCGCATCTGTAGTAAGACACGGTTGGTGGAGGATGTTATGAATAAAGCTCCTGCAGCAATTTTCTGTTCGTCAGTCATACACGTATTTATCTACGTAGTTAACTCTTAGTTGATAGAAATGCGCCAGTAGCCAGGATTATATGTTGCTAGATACGTGTATACCCATTGATCGTCAGCAAATCTGTAATGCTGCGCGTCTGTAAGATTCACTACATACTGTGATACACTAATGGTAGATGCGTCAAAGCTAACGAACCAGTTAGTACCATTGTATTCAATGATGTCGTTCTCATACGCCACAATATCTCCCCACGGATTCAATCCATTACCTGTTTGGGCAATCAATTGCTCACCATCGTAGTCTTGATTGTTAGTCAGAAGTAGATAGCGTTGACCAACAGCCGCCGCTGGTAATGTACCACCTGGAAAGCTAGTGATTGGATTGATTATGTCATTGACGGGCCCACTACCAATGGTGGTTGGCAATGTATCAGCATCGACAACAAACGTTGCAATGTTTTGTTCGGTGGCACTGACTTCTAATGAACCAAGTATATCACCAAATGTTTCTTCAATATCATCTTCAGTCTTGAGTGTCATTACCGTGGTTTCAGGATCAATTTTGCCATACGTAGCAAACAAGTCTTCCCATGCTAATGTAGTATCGGTTTGACCATACTCGTTCAATAGTTCAACTCTGCTAGTTGTAGAAGTGACAGGACTTACGTCGATACGATAGTTCCCTGGAGATATAATGACTTGATCTAGTTCATCAAACACGCTACCAAGTGGATCGAAGATGCGATCTGTGTCTATGTTACTTACGTCAGTGTTATAGATATTCGTAACGATCTGTTCGATAATGGACTGACGCTTAACTTTGGCTGGTGGACTAATCCATGCAGTCATTTTGAATGTGAATGATGAGAAGTCATTAGCAATGTCTGTGCCCGCTGGCACACCACGATTAGAGTAGTTCATATCAGTCATTTCAATCTCAGTGATTGACCCCCAATCCAACGGATTGTCATTTGTTTGAAGTTGAATTCCTGGATTGAATATTGGAATGATCTGTTCCCATAGCTGTAGCTTATCTGTTGTGTTTGTTGTCCATAAGTCAAGTGCCATAGTTAAGTTGATTGGTACTGGCATGTGTCTCTCGACAGTATAGCGATTGCCCATTGTGTTTTCGTACAGGCCTGTTTGACCGTTGTATGTACGTTCAATTGCGCGAACTGGATTTACGTTAGTAGGATCTTGGCGACGATCATTCGCTATTTCTACTGCACGAATATATCCACTGAACATTGGTGCAGCGATAGAAGTATTCTGATCGTTGTTGCGTAGAATCTGCGCTACCATTCTGCTCATGTCTCCATAAACAATAGGCACACGCTTTTGAGCTACCACACCATTTTCATCTGGTGCTAGTTCTATGCTGAAATCAGAGAAGATACGTAGAAACTGTAGTATGTATCGCCTGATCTGTTCGTCGTAAAAGAATGTTGACATATTAAAGTACACTAGCTCCTGGCATAGGGTTAAAGATACGAATTCCTGTCAGTGTGATTTGAGAAATATCTACATCGTTGCCGTGTGAGTTAATAATAAATACTCCACCGTTTGCAGCAAAGTCTCCACCGATAAACAATGGAATAATAAAGTTGAATGCTTGCGGATCACCAGTAGCTTTTGCAAAGTTTGGTGAGTCAGTATAGATAATGTTACTTGCTGTCCCACCACCAGCAGGAGCAATTGGATCACTACCAACGTCAAGTTTTAAATCAAGATGGGGTGCCGTTCCACCTGTGAACTCACCAAACATTGATAGTCGAAGAACACCTGCACCATTAAGAAAAGGAGGAAAAAGTCTATCGTTTGCCTGATCCCATATTCCTGCAAAGCCAGGTGGATAACGCAATTCTTCTGCTGGATTAGAATTAATTGTAAGTTGTTGTGGAACACCATCTGCTAGTGTTGTAGCACCTGTTCCGTCGTCAAAGACGAACTCCCAACCTCCAGAAGTTGCAATCCAATCTGGAACACTAGTTACAAAGTCGCGTATGTCCTGTGCTGCAATAGATCCTGCCGCTTGAATGTCAGGAAAAATATTATTTTTTAAATCTGATTCTGTTCTTTTTGTATCTGCCATTGTATTATCTCTTAGTCAAATTCTTCGCCAAAGATTGGGTCGAATAAGTTAGCTTCGTTACCCAGCGATGGTGCGTTAGGGTTTGTTGGTACTTCTTGTGGTGAGTCAGTGGGTTTAGCTTTTATCACTTTACTCAATGCTTGTCGTTGAGTAATGACTGTGCCATCATCCAACGTACTCGTACTCTCATTGTCAATAAATGTATCTAGCAATTGGTTTGCTCCTGTCCACGGTAACTTGCATTGATCGACTTCAATCTTCTTGAATGTAGACCCTTGCTTTTGGTATAGCACTGGACTATCAAAGTCTGTGCGTAACCAGTAGTCATTCTCCACTAATGTTTCAGGGAACGTTGATCCACTTCCAGCTAGTGTTAATCCATTTGGTGGAATGCCATCGCCCGTCTTAAACCATATAAGCTGATGCTCTTGTGTATTTGGATCAATCGTAATATACAAATTTGATGCATCATACCAAAGTGGGTCGCATCTTACGTTCTTTGCAGCCTCTTCAATGATAGCATCTGTAATTTCATCCAGCTTATCTTTATTACTTAGCGAATCTTCAAGTGTTTCATCACAACAATCATCATCGCCAGGTGGCAATGATTCTAGTGTCTGACCATCTCCTGCTAGTCGATCAAGAATATCTTGATACTCAGTAGATGCTGGCATTTGCTTCGCACGTACTCTCCATAGATGTGAATGCCAACGCGGGCCATAGCCTTCTGCGCTGTGTGATGCATCCTCAACCACATAGAAGCGATTGGTTGCTGCCTTTTCTTCATCCAGTCCATGATACTCTCTCAAGTGTGGGAGTTCAAGAACATCACCATTCATTAGCTTACGACCTAAGCGTTCCACATTCTCGTTCAAGTGGAATGTCATAAAGATTGTATCATCTGATAAGAAGATACCAAACTGTGTCAAGTCAAAATCAGTATCAGATAGTGTATATGCTCCACGCATCTCAATAATGTCTGGTGCGTATTTACGATTACGATTCTCTAGAAACAGGACATCACCAATCGTCAATTCGTCAGTTGTTATACCATCACCAATATTGCTCTTGTTATCATCGCCTATCTGCTCAGTTGGGCCGATATACTTGTGAACATATACGCCAGTACCGCCAAGATTTAGAAATTCCTTAGCGATGCGATCAATATACTTATAATCGTTCCCTTGTTCTGGTTTCCATAAACTGATTTTTGGCATTATTAATTCCTGGTTATATGTGTTATTTATCACATTCTCTGCTATTTTGCCTTGACAAACGCCCGTAGATGTAGTATCATTATAAATAATACTGAAGCAGGAGTATTTATTATACAGGAAATTTATAGAGAATGACTTAACTAATAGAGACAACAAATGTTTCCCGTTAGCATACTAGATAAGACGGGGCCACTGCCACATAGCGTAATAGACTTAACTATTTTACAGGCATGCAATACAAAGGTATGATACTTGACGTTAAGGCTCAATTGAGTGAGTATTAATTTTATAGAAATAACTAAGTCATCTTCGGATGGCTTTTTCTTTGCCTAATGTATTCACAGTTTACAATTTTTAGATAAATACTGTTATAAAATCCCTGACTGTAACCCCATGTTGCAGACATAATATGACAGGAGAAGAATAAGAAGTGGCTACGGTACACAATATCAAAGGCACCAGCGTATCCTCGTTTCAAATCGGCAAAGCTGGCCCGACAATAACAGCAACAGGTGATGATCTTGATGTAGGTACTGCGGTATTAACAGCAGCACAGATGATTGCTGGCGACCCAGGAACGGAAGCTGCTGGAGTTACAGTCAATGGCGGCACATATCAGGCATCAGCTAAAGTGTCAGACATTGGTGGTACAAACGCAGCACAGCTTCTTTTGCATCGTCATTCTACTACTCTGCAATCAGTTCTCATAGGTGTTAGGTCCAAGAGTGATACGTCTGGTCATACAATAGTAGCTGATAATGATGTGTTAATGTCAGTTCTCGCTGCAGGCTGGGACGGCACTTCAACTTATTCGCTGTCGTCAGGAATTAATTTCGAAGTCGATGGCACTCCAGGCACAACAGACATGCCAGGCCAGATTACGTTTACGACCGCAGCAGATGGTACGCAAACACTAGTTGAGCGTATGCGTATTCGAGCTACTGGTGATGTTGAGATTGATAATGCATTGGATGTTGCTGGTACAATAACAGCAGCTAGTCTTGTACTTGATACAACACCACTAGCAGAAACATCAGGCGGCACAGGTACAGCGACATATGCAATTGGTGAGATACTTTATGCAGACGCATCTAACTCATTAGCTAAATTAGCAGCAGGTACTGACGGTGATGTATTAACAGCGGCAGGTGCTGGCGTAATTCCAGCTTGGGAAACACCAACAGCAGGCACAGTAACATCAGTTACAGGTGGCGTTGGTATTGATAGTACTGGCGGCGCAACACCAGACCTTACTGTTGATCTTGGCGAAGTTACAGCAGTTGTATTTGCACCTGCTACTGATTTCATTCCAATCATTGATGGTGGCGCAACTGGCACGACACAGAAAGATTCATGGGTTGATATTGCAACAGCGATAGCTGGATCAGGCATAACAGCCACACAAGTATTTCACTAACGGTTGATGAACTAGCAGAGAAGACTGGCGCAGTAGTTGGTACAGATAGACTAGTTGGTACGACAAGTACAACAAACTGGGCTGAAACAATTTCTGGCATTCCGTTGTCAATCTTCAATGATGACTTAGGCCACGTTGAAAATGCAACGCATACTGGACAAGTAACTGGCGCAACTGCGCTCAGTCTTAATGCTAATGCAACTGCAATTACTGACCAGCCAGCAAGTGGCGCAATTGTAGCAGCAGACACTATTCTAATCAACGATGCTGGCGTATTATCAGAAGCTACATTTACGCAAATGAATACGTACTTTAATTCATCATTGAGTTTCGGCTCTGGCACAGTAACATCCGTTACTGGTGGCGTAGGTATTGATAGTACTGGCGGTACGACACCAGACCTTAGTGTTGACTTGGGTGAAGTTACAGCAGTTGTGTTCGCACCTGCTACTGATTTCATTCCAATCATTGATGGTGGCGCAACTGGCACGACACAGAAAGATTCATGGGTTGATATTGCAACAGCGATAGCTGGATCAGGCATAACAGCCACA